TGAAACTACTGTCGAGGCTCCCAAAGTAGCCAAAACAAGAATTGAGATTATAGCTGATAGAGAGCTGGCTTCCCTTAAGAAGGCTTATAAAACTGAGGCTATCAGGCTTAGACAATTCGGTCAGAATAATAAAGAGTTCTCTACTGCCCAGAAGAAATTCCTCAATAACTTGGCCAATAGAATGAAGAGAGGTCAGTATAAAGCTGGTATTTATGAGTTCATAAAGAGAGCTGACCAGGACTCTTCTGCTCTTGAAAAGAGAATTGCTACACTTGAATCGAAGGAATTGAAAGAAAGAATGACTCAGTTGAGAAATATTGACTCATATCTTTCATCCTATGTTCCTACTATCAATGATATCATTAACTCTACAGATGCTAACTCTTCAGAGTTTCAGGAGGTATATTCACCTCAGGTAATGGCTCTTCTGAAGGAGACCAGAGCAAGACTTGAAGGAGTTACAAGAAAGTATAATGCACTGAGTGTCAATACTTTCCTTGAGTTCTTAAAAGCTGAGTTCGGTCAAGATTTCATTGAGATTAAGACTGGTGCAAGGAAAGGAAAGTATTACTTTTCAGACCTTATAGACAATATGGGTCCTGATGTAGGATGGGCTGACTTATGGCTGAATGCCATGGCCTCTTCTCCTGACCTTATTGGAAAGGTGCTTGACCAGGCATTCCAAAGAACTGAATATGAGGTGTATGATGAGGTAGTTAATACACTGAGGTCTGACCTACAGTCTAAAGCAGAAGCTCTGTTTGAATCCCAAGGCAATAGAGATACATCGTGGATGTATGAAAAGGATGAGAATGGAGTTCCCACCGGGTATTATATAAGGAATATAGACTATGCCAAATTCGACAGAGAGGCTTACAGAAAGGTTGAAGAATTTGAGAAGAAATACCAAGACCCTGCTGATGTAAAGAAGGCCCTGGAGGCATGGAGAAAGGAGAATACAGACTTGATTAATGGTGTGGAAACTCCTAAAGCTTCACTTTATTCCAACACTACCTACAATAAGCTGACCAAAGAGCAGAGAGCTTTCTATGATGCTTTTATGGAATTGAAAGGTAAGATGGATGAGATGGTGGGAGTAAATGACAGACATAAGGCTATTCAAGTAAGAAAGGATTTCATTGAAAGACTTACTACTGGTAAGCTTAAAGATGCTCCCAAAGAGATTAAGCAGTCTGCAAAGGATGCTCTTTTCAGAAGAGTGGATGATGTGGGGTATGCTTATAAGGATGTACCTGTAGATTTCGAGAATAATCCTATCTATTCACTGCCTATATACTATGTAAAGAGTCTTGAGAATGCCTCTGATTTATCTACAGATGCCTATGCCTCCATGTTTGCATATGCTTCGATGGCTGTAAGATATAAGAGAATGTCAGACTTGGTGGATACTCTGGAGGTAGGTAGGTCTGTTCTTTCAAGAAGAACTGCCTATGAAACCTCAGGTGGTAAGATTCTGAGGTCGAGACTTCAAGGTCTGAAAGATGAGAGTTTCTTCGACCCTGTACTTAAAACTGGTGAAGGTCAGAATGCCTATAGAAGATTCGAGGCTTGGATGAGAGACCAGGTATATCAGAGAGGTGCTGTAGATGCCGGTACTACTATGGGAGTAGACAACCAAAAGGCTACCAATACCCTTCTTAGCTTGGCTACTATAAAGAGCCTTGGTCTGAATATTATGGTAGGTATGGCCTCTATCACTTCAGGTCTTGCATTCACAAGAACTGAGTCTATAGCAGGTGAATTCTTCAATATGAAAGACATGGCCAAAGCAGATGCTACCTATTTCAAGGAGCTTATGCCTCACCTTGCAGAGCTTACATCAGCCTTTAAGTCAAATAAGCTATCCCTGTTCCTTGAGAAATTCGATATATCCCAGGAAGGGCTGAGAGGTCTCAGAGGTAAAGAGATTGAGAGGTCTTCGATAGCAAGACTATTCGGAATGAAGACTCTCATGTTTTTCTTAGGAGCTGGTGACCACTATCTGAGAGCCAGAGTAGCTATAGCAATGGCTAATAATACCAAGCTGAAAGATGCTAAAGGTAATGATATTTCTCTGTGGGATGCTCTTGAAACAAAGCCTATTGACCCCAATAAGCCTAATGCTGGTGCTCAACTGGTACTGAAAGAAGGAGTTACAAAAGCTGATGGTTCAAAGTTCACTACAAAGGATTATTTCAGCCTGAGCAGAAGATATGGTAGACTGATTCAAAGAGTAGTAGGTAATGCCAATGAAGGGGACAGGGCTATGGCTAAGCAGTATATACTGGGTAAGCTGGGTATGCAGTTTAGAAACTTCATGGTTCCCAACTGGAATGCAAGATTCCAAAAATCTACTTATGATGTAGGTCTTGGTGCTGAAACTGAAGGATATTACAGAACTGCTGGCAGAATAGTGCTGAATGCTCTGAAAGAGCTGAGAGAGGGTAGAGCTCTGTCCAATATGAATCTCACAGATTTGGAAAGAGCCAATCTGAAAAGAGCTGCTGCTGACTTTGGACAATTTGCATTAGTGGTACTTGCATTCAATCTGTTAGCTCATGGATGGAAAGATGATGAAAATCCTTGGCATAAGAGAATGATTCTATATCAGCTCAGAAGAATGCAGACTGAGTTAGGTGCTATGCTTACACCTAAGGAGGCCCTTAATATTCTGAGGTCTCCCATTGCAGCTACTTCTATCATAGAAAGTAGCTACAATGTGGCTACCTCAATACTATGGCCACCTGATTGGTTCAATGAAGTAGAGTCAGGAAGATTCGAAGGTAAGACCAAGTTGGGAAGAAGTATTGCAATGAGCCCTATATCGCCATTTCAGACATTCTACAATACAATGAATCCTGAGATGCTGATGAGGTCTCTGGAGAATTAGGTGTAGATTGTTAAAAAAAACTTGGGTAGTAATAACCCAAGCCTGTAGAAAGAAAGAGAGACAGTGCAAACTGTCTCTCTTTTTTTGTAGATTATTCAACGACTACATACTTCACTCCCTTGTAAATCAACCACTTGATAGTGTTGATATTTACAGGACGAAGAGAATCAATGCCCATGTCCATGCACTGATACTTACCATCTCTGGAAGTGAATTGAACTTTGTAACCTCTGAGGATTCTGTCCTCTCCTTCATTCACAGGAAGAATAGGATTCTTGACCAAATCCTCAAAGTGCTTGGCAGCTACTTGAGAGATGCTCTTCTTAGAGGCTTTGGCTTTCTCAACAGCCTCTACAAAAGCTGTAATTCGGTCATTAATCTCCTTATTAAGAGCCTGTTTGGTTTTGGGAGTGTCCTGCTTCTTGAAGCATACAGTGAATACCTCAGGACCTGAGATAGCCTCGAAGACAGTACGAATACCAGGAGTACCATCTCTTTTGTCCTCCTTAGTTACCTTCTTCTCTTCAAGAACCTCATCAGCTGATATCATGAGTTCCTTGATATAGGACATACTGACAGTTACATTAGTATTACTCTCAATATGCCGCAGTTCTACAGTTCCATCATTACGCAATTTCAGGACTCTGTAGTGAGACTGCTCAGAGAGAAAGTCCCCTTCTTTAATGTTTTTAATCATATCATCATTTCTTTTAAAGGAATAGCCAGTTCTCTCATCTGGGGATGAGCATTCTGTGCAGTTCTTAATTCAAAGAAGTGCTCCCAGTCTGATATAAAACCAGTCATACACACTTCAGTCTTAAGGGAGTTTGGAAGTACAGATCTTGCCTGTTGAGGAGTCCAACCTTCATTTAACAACTCCAAATAAATCTGCTCTGCTACTTGCAAAGATACTATAAAATTATTCTCTGGAGTGATTTCCCAAGGTTTGAAATAAGATGCCTCCTTCCCACTAAGATGATAATAATATTCACCAATCAAATTTCCAAATTCATCATGAGTAATAATCGTATATTTAGGAAATTTGTTAGTATCGGCCCAACAAGGAACAATAAAGGTAAGCTCATTACCAAACTTATCCTTACTATAATTACAGTATCTTGTGCTTTCCTGAGCAAAGGAGAATACTCTGTGACGGACTAATTCATGGGAAATTCCTCTGTCACACACAAAGTGAACAGTAATCCTTCTCTCATGATGCTCAGTGGGTGCACAAGAATATTTTAGATATTTAAGCAGTCCTAAGTTTAGAAGAACCCGATAGTTAGTAGTGATATAGGAGGTATCCTCTTCATGTATATATATTCTGCGGGAATAATTATTCCCAAAATCAATACTATGAAGATGCTTCCATTCCTCTAAACTCATGCCTCCTCTCTTTTCAGGATCATGGCTGAGAGTAAAGTAGATTGTACCATGCTCAAGCATTGCAGTGTGTCCCTTATCCTTGAGCATTTCTACCATCTTCTCAGCGGTACCTTCTCCTATTTTATCTTCTGATTTGTAACAGACCCTGGCACATCTTTCAATATGCTTGAGCATACCTTCCATGCCAGGAGCCTGTTCCCAAATCTCAGTGTAGGGCTTTATTAGCTTCATACTTTCGAAAATCTACAGTTTTAATCTTGGTAATAAGTCTTTCCCCATTTCTCCTCAGCAGGCCATGGGGAGCTTTTAAGACCAACCCCTCAGCATCATAGTCTTTATTTTGGGCAATGATAGACTTAAATCCCTTCCTCACATAATCTATAGCTTCTGGAATAGTTACATGGCCAATAAGAGGTACAATATCTATACCAAGAGCTTTAGCCACCTGCTCACAAGATTCTCGGGTAAGCCACCATTTACCGATTTTGACATCGAAAAGAATAAAGGATACATCATCTTTTATGTAGTTGCCTCCGCCTTGGATTTTGCTACCATACCCCTCACCAAATATGGTGACATGCGTCCCCTCTGAAGTGACTACGGGGAATTCTTTCAAAAGCTTCTCCTTGGGAAAGAGCTGTTGCAATTTAAGGAGTAGATGATTAGGTATTTGTGCCTTATCTGTTCTTCCCTTAAAGTACATATATGTATCAGACAAATCCCCAAAAGAATCCAGAACAGGTACCAGCTCTATTCTGATATTTGTCCCATCTACCTTCTCAGTGGCTTCCCACCTCGCATTCTTCAGGGTCTCGAACTCAGGTAGAGTATATCTATCGGGAATAATAATATTTCTACTATCTCTTAAGAAAAGAGTTTGTATTTTAGGATATTCCATGACTTCTGCCATTTATTTCTTCCAGAGTTTTGTATCTCGTCAACATCACTTTGACAGGATACACTATAGATAAACTGTTCATATCGAACTCTGCATCTTTGCATACTCTTTGGCAAATAGGACCATCTGCCTTTACATAAGGTACAAGAGCCCGAATGTACTGATAGCCTACTTTGTAGACATCCATATACCACTCTATACCATCTTTCTCTTCGACGAATTGTGCGTCATAGATAGGATAGTCTTCGAGGAAGTCGAGAATAGTTCTACCATTGGCTATAGCCTCAGGAGATACCTCCTCTATTGCTTTAAGAGCCTTTTGGCTCTCAGGTCTTAATTCTTTCATTATTCTGCTACTGCAAAATCATCTTCCTCCCAGCCTCCGTAGGCAGTTGTATATCCCTTATTCCTTGCATCAATACCATCCATTACCTCTTTAGGAAGTACAATGGATCGTCTTACAAGTTCAGTAAGTTCCTCAGGTGTACAACCCTCTGGCACTTCTACCACGAAATCCTTACTATAGGTCACACTGACTGTCACCTTTTTAGTTTCGGTTTTTTCATTCCAGGGAGCTGCAGGATCATATTGAGCTCCGGGAGGATAATTACCATTACTACTCATGCTTACCTTCCAATAAATCTACAATAAGAGTTCTGAGAGCAGGAAGACTCAAAGCCCCAGTAGTCTTGGATACAATCTCTCCATCCTTATAGAGGACTATCGTGGGAATAGCTACTATCTTGAGATCAGATAGAATACATTCATTCTCAGGAAGAGAAATATCCACACTTTCAAATTCAACATCAGGGAATTCTTTGGACAGGGATTCCAGAATGTCCTCCATCATCACACAGGGCCCGCACCAAGGAGCCCCATATTTTACTACTCTTTTCATAATATTCCTTCCTTGCGCATTACATCCCGTACTTGAACAACAAGTTCCTCAATGGTACCATTGTTATCCAGCTCATATTGAAACCAGGGATAATCATCTAAGTCCAGTTCTGACTGATGGTTCTCCTTAATATCAGTATTCTTGTGAACTCTTATCAATGTGCCTGATCTACCATTGACTGAATCAGCTTCATCTTTGAATCTTACGTCTGTTATTAACCAATCTTCAGGCTTGCCATCCATGACTGCTTTGTCATATTGATTCATCAGAAGGTCGATCCATATCCTTTCATGGACTGTCTTTCGAAATACTTCAGTTCCGAGCTTCTGCATAAGCTCTCTGTAAGTGCTGATCTCAAGAACACTCTTTGTCCAAGTATAAGGGACATCTGAGTTTTTGAACTCTTCTTTTTCAAGCTGTTCCATAGTACATCCGGTAAGGGTGCATACTACCTGCTTCAGCTTGTATGCAAATGATTTCTGTTTCCAGGTAAAGTAATGACTGTAAGGGGCCCATTCTTCTTCCCCCTTTATACAAGCTGTCACATACTCTACATCAGTTGCATATTTTGTTCCGACAATCTCCTTGTATCGAGGACTTGCCTCAAATACAAGGAGTTGCCAGATCAAAGCTACAGTATTTTTGCCACTCTGTTTGTGGCCAGAAATTCCGATAATCATTAGTGAATCCAATGATCTCCAATAGATACATCTGCTCCGAGAGGGATGATCTCACAGAATATGGAGCCCGCTCTAACCATGCAATCTACAAGCTTTTCAGAAACCTCTTTAGTCATTTCTTGCGGACATTCAAGATTTATCTCATCATGGACTGGTATAGTATACAGGACCTTGAATAACAGGTCATTCTGTTCTAACCAGTTGAATAGCTTAATAGAGGCAAATTTGAAGCAGAGTGCCCCGGTGCCTTGAATAGGATAGTTTATACTCTGTTTCTCAGAAGCAGATTTTCTTTTGAAGTAATACTTCACCGGGAATACATAGACATCCGCAATACCCACATTCCAGATCTTGGTAATAGGATGACCGGATTTGTCTTTTTCAATATACTCATAGTCCCCTGTCATATCTTCGAAATCTTCACCACTGGCAAATCTTTCATATATTTGACGGAGTACAGGGGGAGGAGTATCCCAATTCTGTTTGCCTTTATACTGTCTGTACACAGGCCAAAATTGAGAATCAAACCTCTTCTTGATCCCTATAAGAATCTCATAATCATAGATATGTGCTTTATGACCTGTCTTGGAGTTAAGCAATATGTATCCTTTATCCATCACATCTTTACGACGGAAGTTCTGGTACCTTGCCATTCCTCTGAAACCAGACATATAGTTATCATAGATCTTTTGAGCTTCCTGTAAGGGAATACCCTTGTTTATACTGATAGTATTTGCATCCCCACCGTAATTAATTGCGAACTCCACTCCTTTGGCTTCCTGTCTCCAGTGATGCCCTTTCTTTTTGACATCTTCCAATGGTATATCCTGTAAGTGCTCCGGATAAGCCATTTTTGCTGCCAAAGAGTGAAGGTCTCCTTTTCCTCTCCGGAAAAATTCGATCATTGCTGCATCTTCCGATATATTAGCAATAATCACGGATTCCTGTCCTTGGTAATCAGCAGAAACCCAATCGCATCCCATTGATGAAATGAAACAAGATCTTGTTTCAGCATCACTTGGGATGTTTTGAAGATTAAGATACTCTTCCTTTGTTTGTTTGTTCTTTCCTCCACAACTCAATCTGCCAGTATCCATTAACTGCTGAAACTGAGTATGAATCCTGCCTGATTTGGGGTTGATCTGATCGAGGAAGTTTTGTCCGTAAGTAGATACGATTTTCTGTGCAGCCTTAAACTCAAGATATATAGGAGCAATAGAAGACTTATCCTTCTGAGGTTCAATAACTTTAGCCTCTACAGATTTCTTCATCTCTCCGGTATCCTTATCTTTGACAAGGAGATTGAATCCCAAATGCTCCAGCACAGGGATAACTTGTGTAGAGGAATTCCAGTTCACCAGACATTTCGCAGTTGCCTGAGTCTGAGAAAACAGATCTCCCTGAACTTGTCTGAGAATCCAAGGATTTTTGTTGGGTACTGCCCAGGCCTCGGATTTATACACACTGGTGTTTATATCCTTAGCTGGTACCCGCCTTGCTCCTTTCCTCTTTTTTATCTTAAGTCTTAAATTGTCTGCTGAATAATTAGTACCTTCTTCCTCTGTCCAAAGAGGGATTTGGACAATATTCACTGTGGAAGCCTTGACCTCGGGATTACTGTCACAATAGTTTATAAGCCATGTGTTGAGAGAGTCCTCTGCATCTTTGAGTCTTTTCTCATCCTTGAGCATTTTGGCTTTCCACTTCTCCACATCGAGCTTTACACCGCAATACTCTATATAGGCCAGTACTCTTACGAATTTGTTCTCAACATCCACTGCAATCAGTAATTCCTGCTCCTTAAGGAGCTTCTCTTGGAATTCCTTGATCTTTTCCAGATATTTGACATCATCACAAGAGTAGATAATAACTTCTTCAGAGAGACCATTATAGTTGATCTTCCCTCGAACAGTTTTATCCAGCTCTATGCCAAGATATTTCATGGCGGCATCCTTCAAACCAAGACCAGGAAGGCCGGGAAGATACCCTAACCAGAGAATTTTCTCTGCAAGGTATCCATCCCAGACATTCCGGATAATGATTCTTTTGTGGTAAAAGAACTTGAGGTCAAATTTTGCATTCCAGAGAAGAAATAGTCTGTCTGATTCAAGGTACTCTTTGAACAGCATAATGTCGATTGTAGTACAATCGACCATCACTTGATGCTCAAAATTACCCAACTGAACAGATATAAGTCTCTTCGTATACACATCGAAACCTTCAGTCTCAGTATCCAATCCTACTACCCTCATAGGTTCGAGGATTTTCAGGGCTTCTTCTACTGAGACAATAGTATACTCTGAGCTTTGTTCGAAGAGATCTTGTCTTAAAGAAACTAAATATCTCACCTCTTAAATGTCACTGTATAACCATAACCGAGTATGTAATCTATGTATTCAACTTCCCCGGCATCCTCAAGAATGATCCCTACTCTCAACTCAGGACCTCCTCTTGGTTCTATGGCTATAATTTTACCCATAGGGTCCTCTTCTCTGACCAGGTTCGGATGTTCGACTTTCAGAAGATAAGTCCTCGATTCGAAGCCCTTGAGAGATTTGAGCCTTTTGAGATAGTTTTTGTACTCCCTTGATTTGAGAGTTATAATTTCTTCCATACTACCATTCTATTGATGTCAAGGTTCATACCATGATTCTTGAGAAAGGGAACTCCCAACACACCATGGATCTCTCTACCGATAGAATCCTTATACCTGTTGAACACCCCAGACAGATCTGCTGTTGTATATTTGTCTGTCAGTTTGGAGTTTCTATGGGTAAAGGTAAGCACATAATCTACAGCTTCTCTATCAGTTCCTTCCACACCATAAAATGATCCTCTGGAAACGGCTGTCCTTTCCTCTTCATTGAACTCTCCAAGAATTCGAGAGTCCAGATAACAGGCATTTGCACCTGTATCTACCAGAAAGGTGTATTTTGCCCCATGCTGGGACTTAAGAGTGATCAGCGGAGTACCATACTCCGCCAAAACCTCGTAGTCTACAGGAATATTATCAGCAGGGTTGGTGATAATCAGGGCACCTTTCTTATTAGCGTACCACAAACCTGATACTACGAGTAGAAGAATTACGAGATATACAATCTGTCCTACCATTTGTTTTTTTTTTCTAACAGGTCACAATAGACCTTCCAGTGGAACCGAATCCACCTCTATCTTCTTCTTGAAGATAATCCACCTCAATGAACTCAAATCCATCGGAAAAGAGCCATTTGAGTTTCTGCCATATAGTGGCTTTCTGAGAAAGCTGAATTCTGAATTGGCAAATTCTGTCCCCCTTATTGATCTTTCCATCAGTGAAGAAGAGTACAGGGCATTTCCACACATCCGATGTCCCTCTATAGGAGTTATCAATGACTCCTATACTATTAGGCATAATAAAACCATAGTTGATCGGGGAACTGCTTCTGGGGGCTACTATGGCCTCATAACCAGGAGGCAAATCCATAGACACTCCGAGAGAGATCAATTTGAAATCCCCCTTCTTAGCCTCAACTGCTGCTGCGGCTCTTAGATCAATCCAATCACCCTTAGGAATGTTGACTAACCTACTCGAAGGGGAATGATACTTAATGAATACTTTCTGCCTCATTTTTGAAATTTATACGTCTCGTCTATTAATTTTCCATCAGGATGCTCCACTCTGTAGAAAACCTGATTAGTAGTAGGCTTATCGAGCCCTCCTCTATTTTGGCTATAAGGCCCGAGTTTGATAAAATCAAAGTATTTAAGGTTGATCTTATCAGATAATTCCTGCCTACCACTATACCAGGCAACCTTCAGAGGAGCCTCTTCTCTCTTTATCATAGGGCTCATATGCTTGACCCAATAAGCCAGCCTATTAATCCACTCTGGTTCCGAGTCTCCCCCCATGAATGCAACACAGGTCACACCTTTGTTGAGTATAAGGAGAGATTGAAGAGTCATCTCGTGCAAAGGTTTCCCAATGTCCTCTGCCAGGTAAGAGCTGTGACAGCCCTCACAATGGCAGGGACAATTGGAGATGTTTATACAAAGTGTAGTTTCGTCCGGTACTTCTTGAAATGTTACATCAGTATCTACATATTTGAGCATTCGTCTTTACTTCCATTATAATAGAATCTTTTACTTGCTTCCTCCTGCCTTGCCATAGAAAAAGAAGAAACTCTTTTCAGATAACCAATTACCCGAGTAGCATAATCCACATTCTTGCTACCACAGGAAGGACACTCTTTCAAGTATCTCTTGTCAATGTGGCCGCAATCATTACAGATAGTGTTGGGAATGTTATAGGTGAAGTAATTGGTTCCTTCTCTTGCAGCTACCTTCAGAAGGTTTCTGTACTGCTCTTTACTCAGATGCTCCTCTAAGTTCATATGCAGTGCACTTCCTCCATCAAGATAGGCTACATATCTCTTTCCGTGAAGCCTAAACTTCTCAAGAATATTGAGAGAGCTATCTTCAACAGCATAGAAATAGGAGTTATAACAGTCTCTTGGAACTTCATAGCCAGCTTCTTTATCCCACTTGGCATGTTTTACACCCAGATTCTCTGCTGGTACGAACTCTGTATTGAACATCAGCTCTTTAGTACGAGCTTTCTTATTCTCTTCAGAGATAGTACTGAGAATCATCTGAATGAAGGCTTGATAGTCTTCAGTATCCTTGGCTTTAATACCCAGGAACTCAGCTGCTTCTACTACTCCATTGACACCAATGGTGAGATACTGCTTTCTCAGGTCAATGAACCCTGCATTGTAGACAGTCAGCATTCCTGCCTCATAGAACTCTTTAAGAAGCTCATTATAAGAGGTTTGGAATTTATGCACAAGCTGAACCTTCTCCCTCAGATATTCCTGAATAGAAAGTTTCTTGGCTACAGCATCCTGAACCAGTCTATTAATGTTAAGAGTCATCACTGACTTGGAACCAGTAGCAACACCTCCAGCACCTAAAGAATAGGAGAACTGATTCTCTTGCACTTCATTTCTCAGTCTGCAACAGCTACTAAGGCTATCAGGTGAATCAGACATATAGACAAAGAAAGAGTGTCCTTCAGACTGCATTTCTGCAGTAAAGTCAGCATATTCCTTATCTAATACATCCTCACCATCAGTCAGAAGAGCCATTGTTTCTACAGGGAATGTCAGCAGGTCTTTGGTTCTCTCCTTATTGAACCACTTCATGAACTTTCTTTGCAACCAGTCCAATGATTCCCACGAAGGTTTAGTACCATCTGGGAACACAAAGTCTCCAAAGATACCTTCGAAGTAGTTCTTATCAAAGTAGGAGATATTCCAGAATACAGATTGGAAGTTCCTTGCAGCTGCAGGCTGATTGAGATAGTAGACTACATTCTGAAAGTAGTCTTCAATTACCTGTTCAATGGTTCTTGCCCCCTCCTGAACAATGTCTTGATAATGTCCTACAGTAGGGTCAAAGACTTCTGCAATCTTGGTATTGGACTGCTCTACTACTCTTTCAAAGTCTTTCCAGTAGTCCTCTCCCCACTCCTTTTTACAGAAGTAGTCGAAGTACATAAGGAACTCAGGAGTAGCTACAGCACCAGCAAACTGAGCTGCAATGGTAAATACCATATTCACAAAGATACCACAGAAGGATCTCAGATGTTTAGGAGGTCTTGATATACCTCCAAGGTCTCTCAGTCCATTCAGAAGCATAGGATACATTGTGATAGCCACACAGTAAGGATAGATAGGAGCTGTTTCATCATGCTTATAGAGCTCATGACTTTCAAGCATTCTGTCATACTCATTGGCTACTACAGGACCCCAAAGCTTCATATTCATATCTCTCATTCTACTCCTGTTGAGCTGAATGAATTTACCCTTCTGAAGCTCTCCTGCCAATGTAGTGACATTCTTCATAGTCACATTGGCATTAGAATCGAATTTACTTCCAGTTGCAGCATTTTGGGACTTCATATAATCCTTGATATACTGCTTCATCCCGACCAATTCTCTTTCATTCTTATGCTCCTCTCTATAGAGAATAAAAGCCTTTGCCACTTCAAAGTGTCCGGCTCTCATAAGGATGAATTCCACTTGGTCCTGGATTTGTTCAATAGGGATATTATCCCTGATAACTACCTGTGATACAAGTTCTCTGATGCCTTGAGCATCAATAGCTTTACCTGTAGCATTAAAGGCAGACAGTATGGCTTTGAATATCTTGGAACTATCATAAGACTGAATAGTCCCATCTCTCTTAATTACATTCATTCCTTCTCAGCCTGGTGATTTTACGGATTCCATTAACCTGATAGGTCTCATATGAATAATCATATTTACCCTCTCTTATATGCCACAACAACTCCTGCAGCAATCTTCTCCAGCCTTTCAGAACCTCCCCTGTCTTACTGTCCAGAAAGTCTCCTTCCCAGAAAGTATCCTCGAACTCCCACACCATAGGAGTTTGATTATACCGGTTTATAACGACAAACCAATAGGGCAGAATAGTGAAATCCTTGAAATACTCATCTTTAGAGATAAGCTCTTGGAGGATCTGTGTATACAGAGTTCCCTGCAGCATATATAACCACTGAATAAAGGAATCCTCGAACTTTTCCTCGTCTTTTCCTGTAGTCTTTAAGTCTACAGGTCTTATGGTTTTATTGACATGGTCTACTATGCAAAAATCCATCATACACCGGAGAGGATGCTCATCCAGAGTGTCAGTCTTGAATTTTAACTGATAAATCTTCTCTACCTGATCCTCGAAGGGATTAATGTAGAAGATCTTTTTAGTAAATGGATTCGTCATAAGAGCTTCCACACAGGCTTGGGCTCTATGATAATCATCAGTAGACATAATAGTCTTATCTCCTGCCAGGAAGAGTAAACCATAAAACTCTTTACCTTTGGAGATGACATCTCGAAGTCTTGTCTCTTCCCTCCAGTTCGGATAGTACCCTACCTCCTGCATTGCTTCAAGTAAAATAGACTCCTTTGCACTTTCAAGAGATCTGGGAGGATCATCTCTATAGTATACCTTTTTGCAAATAGATTCTATCTTATCTGTAGTAGATGGGAAGTCAGCTATGAAAAATCTCTCTTCAAGGGTTTCAGGTTCTGTCATAAGACAGTCTACCAGAGAACCGAACCTGAGAGCTTCTGCTTCCTTCTTCTCATACAGGTGAGGGATTATTTTCTGAGACTCACGAGCAAATGTACTTAGTGTAGAGTAACTTATAGCAGAGTCAGCTCTGTACTCCTCCTCAGTTACATTCCAAGCAATCTCTTTAATACTCTTCATTGGTGGGGACCTCTTCCTCTTCTGCTTCCCGATCATCCAACCAGTGAGGCTCTATCATGGATTGATAATTACTTACCTCTGCCTCCAGAGTCTGTAATTTATCCACATCGAGTGTCTGATACTTAGGATTAGGAATCTCCTTCTCTGCATTCCTCTTAATTCTTATAAGACAGGAATGCACAAGCTCCCATAAAGATCGAAAGTCTCTGATTTGAAGAAATTTCTCTGCAAGAGTCTTGTCTTTATCCGGCAACTCTGAGATCAAGGACTTTATTTTGTTCAGTGGAGACATATTTCTAATAATTTGAATTGCATGTAATAGTTGAGAAATAGAACCTATTTCAAAGAACATGTATCTCATATGAGGGGACTTCTTTCCCAGATCACTCAGGTGCTTGAGAAACATCTTCTTTTTCATTGGGTATCTATCATTGCTATATCCTTTAGCATCAAAATAGCATATCAGGTTATCGGATATTACCATAAAGTCAGGAGTATAGGTAATAGGAAGCAGAGGCCGTGTTATAGCCTCCACTTCCTTCTTATTCCTTTTGTTGGGCTGATAGGCAAGCACATTACTTCCAATCCTCCCTCCTTCCCAAATAGTAATCCTTTGAGGTTCATAGTACACCTCGAACCCGGCTTCTTTGAGTCTGAGATAACAAGACCTTTCGAGCTTACTTTTGAAATGGATCTCTCCTAAATCAACAGTAGTTGCCCCTCTGATCTTCTTATTTTCCACCCTTGAAGATCTTCTTTTTGAGAGGCTTCAGAATCCTGCAGGCAATTCTTGCATCATCCAAAGATCTGAATGCTGCAAAAGTGCGGAAAGTTTTGATCTCTTTCGGATTGAGTCTGACAATTCTACCATCGACATCAACCCCAAAGAGTTCTTTGGATTCTCTGATATGGTCAGGATATTGTTCATCCAGATATTTGGCGATGAACATCAGGAGAAGATCTGAAACAGAAGCCGGTGCTATGCGCCAAGTAGCCTTCTGGAGCATTGCCAGAAAACCAGGCTCCTGACCAAGCTGCTTTTCCAACTTAGATACATAAAACTCCAGATTCATAGGAATATCCTCTTTAGCCAAGAGTTTCCTACCAGACATCCGAGACACTTTCCGAATGGCACCTATCTTAACCAGATTTTCAAGAGTTTTCTCATCCACTTTATTTATCTGGATGGTAATATTTCCCGCAGATGACTTAATATGAAGATCAATAGGTCCTCCCACCTTAACCTCCACATCACTGTCAGCATAATAGTACTTATTCATACCACTTAATTTGTGTGTTGTTTCTTTCTTTGAGAATGACATTTATTTCATCGAACATGGTAGTTTCGAATCTCTTTCCAGTCCTTGTGAAATATGCAGGATGCGGAACTTCAAAGACCGTATTATTACCATTGATGTAAGGCCTGAATGTCTTGGCCTGAGCACCATAGAGTACATAAATAAGCCCAGGACTGTACTCTGAGAGATTCTTCAACAGTTTACTGATGAAGGGTCTCCAGAGCATAGTGTGTGAGCCTATATTATTTACTTCTACAGTCAGAGCAGAGTTAATCATCAGGATACCCTGCTTAACCCAGCTCTCCATGCTATTATCGAACCTCTCTGTCCCGAAGGATGATGAAGGGTCCAATACAGCCTCTTTGATTATTTGCAACGAGGGAGATAGTTTATCTTCCGGAGTGCCAGAGGAATTGCCGAAAAGGATGCCAGTTGCCACACCTGCCTGAGGGTATGGATCTTGTCCTATCATGACAATCTTAAGATCATCATAAGGGCAAAGATTGAATGCTTTGAATACCTTCCCTTTGTCAGGAGTAATGTGTCTTTCCCTATAGAGGGACTCCAGCATGCTTTTAACTTTGTTCAGTTCCTCTAAATCAATAACCTTGAGCCAATCCCCGAAATATTCACGTGCTGTCACAGAAGATTGTTGGCTATCTGCTCAGCAGAGAGTTCAACAGCCCTTCTGAGGTCTGAAGGAGCAACTGTTTCAGCTCTCAATATGCAATTGGACAGATCAATAATCCGAATCTCATAAGATTGAGAAAGATCAGGAATAATGGACTTTCTCAAATTCTTACAGAGCCTGTCGTCCTGAGAGAAGATACGATAATCTACGAAAATAACATTCCCTATCCTATCCCAATCCTCTCCATTCCACTTATATCTGCAAGTTCCTATGAATAAGGGATTAAAGGATTTATCCAACATAAGTCCAGTCCCGAGATAATAAACCTCTCCCGCATTGGTAGTTACCTTTCCCAAGGTATTACCATTGTAGGTAATTCCCTCTCTAAGAAGAGTGATAATAGTTCTTCTGGGATTAGCATCCTTGGTTTGGTACCCCTTAAGGAGTGTTGTAGGGCCTTGCATCTCGGGAGCCTTATGGAACATAGACTCAGCCAGACTTCCAGCGAAATAAGGGAAAAGAATCTCCCCTGTATTTGGGAAGCAAGTCCAGGCTATCTTTATATCATGATCTCTGGTAGGAATTACATACGCATTACCATATTCAAGATACCTGGAAAATACTTCTCTTAAAGATCTGCTAATCATCTCTCTATTTTGAAGTCCATGTAATCCGCTCTGTAGGTGGTGAGGAAGGGCACCTCTCTGGGGAACACAAGACCACACTCATTGGCGCAGAAATTGGTGAAAATATTCACAATAACTGAACCTATCATGTTGGCCATATAAGAAGTTTGTTTATAGCTACAAAGAGTAGCTTCCGCCTCTTCATCGGGGAAAAGAAAATCCTTCTCATATCTCTGCATAGCTGCCTTGTTATCCCCGGTGATAGCAAAGACCTGAAATTCCTCTGCCGCAAGTCTACCGTCTATGAAAAGGCATTGCTCAGCAGGAACCCTTCCCCTCTCCAGCTCCTCCTTCCATTTCGTGTAGAATATGCCTCTGGCAGCCATATTGTCAAAGCCACAGATCATAATAGGACCACCTGGAGATGTCGGGGTAAATTTCCTGTTTATGCAGTATAGCTGATGATAGGCATCCAGGTCTGTGATACGATCATGTAAAGCATATACTTTATGTCTGCCGACATCCCTCATCCCGAATAATTGTCCGGAGAGATTACCTACTTCCACGACATCCGAATCATAGAGAGTAAGCATCTGGGGCTTCATTCTGCCTAACAAGAATCCTACATAGCTGCCGATTCCTCCACAACCTGCAAGAATAATGCTCTTTTCTTTTACCTTGTTGTACCACAAAGCAGAGCTGAATCTTGAGGTAGATTCATCAGGGGCAGTTGAGGGATTCCGAGGAATAAGATTCTCCGGGGCTGCCTCTGTTGATTGTTCATTAAGTGCATTCATAACTATAAAATGTATGCTTCGAGCAGAGCTCTATACCTGTTCAGATAAATATTCTCTTCAGGAAGCTTATCCAGTTCGAGAAGAAGATCATGTGCAAGAATTGCTGTAGCTCCATCTTCATCCACACCAATGGCTGCAATAGCTTTATCTTCTCCAGAATACAGAAGTAACAAATACTCAACGAAGTTCCCTGCCCACTCATCGAAGTCTGGAATGGTGGGGAAACTCTTGTCATAGATACCCTCCATACTGGAGACAAACTTCACCAGATTGAGATTACCCTCGAACAAGGGAGAAGCTTTGAGGAGTTTTTTCAACACAGTTTGGATCACTTCCTCAGGATAGTGTACCTTGTCATAGGGAATATCCTTATTGGGTTCCTCCTTTTCAGAGTAGTCAATGTAGACTTCATCCCCTTCTTCTCTTTTATTGAAACCAATCCCCTTCCTCTCTTTGGATGAGGGAAAGGGTTCGTGAAAAGGGAGTTCTTTCTGAATTTTATTCGCAGGACCTGCAGGCACCTCCTTTTTGAAGGAGTCTCCTACTTTGTACCCTATGTATCTTCCGTATCCATAGGTAGAAGGTATAACAGCTGCTTTAGCTTTAGCAGTCTCTGCCTCCTTTCTCTTGCGAATCTCTGCAAGGGTTGCATCCAGCTCAGGGAAGGGAGAAAGTCTCTCCTCCTTCACAATGTCAAGAGGGAAAGCCTCGATTACAGTATATTCCTCCTCTGCTTCTCCCCCCTGAATGTCCACAGGGACATCCTCATAGGTTTGATAGCTGTAGCTAACAGTATATTTCTCCTTGTAACTGATCTTCCTTGTTACTTTAGCACTGTACGAACCTGCATTGTTCACAATGAGTGAAAGGAAATGATTCCTGTCAATCCCCTCTTCAAGGAGAGTATTCTGATCAGTACCCGAGAAAAAGGTAGCCATAGTGTTATGTGAATGGATCAATCCCATCTGACAGTCTACCAGATCATTCTGAGCTATGAACCATGCTACGTCGGGGGTGAGTTCAAACTCAGTAGCTCCTGCAGATCCAATATCCTGAACCAGCATATCTACTGCAGTAAGCACGAGGTTCTTCTCCTCGAAACTGCCCTCTACTTTATAAAATAGTACCCCTGACCATTCAAGGTGGGGAAGTTGTTTACAGACATACTCGATCTGATTCAGCAAATGTGAGCTGATATTGAGCTTATACCGAGTAGAAACATCCGTTAGCTTCACCAGGGGTTTCTGTGTTTCTTCCATAAATTAAATTAACTTGTGCTTCAATAGCATTGACTATAGTATATATCAACGTTGGATTGAGAAGTTTTAGAGTATTAGGAAGGATAGAACCGCTTCCTTCAAGAGGGTCCATTAGATGGAATCGCACCTGTTCTCCCTTGAAAAGGAACATAGCCCTCCCTTCATACACACTAAAATCCCACCTTGAAGATCTTTTCTTAATAAAGGTAACTATTCCGTTATTCCGGATCACAGATTGTCTGAGAATATTCTTATCCAAGAGATCTGAAAGGCCTACTGAGATCTTCCCTTTAGCATTCTGTTCATTGATCCAATCTATGAACAGATTACTCATCTTAAGAGCTGTTTCCAAATAGGAAGTGCCCCAAAAATAATGATCATGAGAATAAGCCAAAAAGAAATCTGTCTGAGAGAATATTTTACATAGATGCTTAGTAAACTCTTTCAAATGCTCTTCCCGAAAGACAGCACCTTCAAGCTCAGGACTCTTAAATCCTATCTGACTTCCCATAGGGTAATATCCACTGTCCCAACGATTCGGCTCACTAATCTCCGTCCATCCTGCGTGAGTAGTACCAAGAGACTCCATACGATGATACGGTCCTCCTGTTAAGGACTCCACATGGACATATTGGTCCAGCTGAGCCGTGAAAAGAGTCCATAGTTCCCAGGCATTATCTATTGTCAATTGGGCAATAGTATCCCTAATAGGACCACTGCCGAGACAACCGTTCTCCCACTTCTCCAGATCTTCGAAAGGAATCTCGGGGATATGGGAGTGCATATAGTTATTCTCACATTCCGTCTGAGTATAGGTAGCCCTATGAAACTGAGGACGAATTCCTAATTTACCTTCTCTACTAACTCCCACCTTAGCATACATGTCCCTGATAAGGTGTGTACGTCCGTTTTCATTAGAGATAGTAACTTCAGGAAAATGTACCATGATAATGGCATTATCGAAATTTTTCGAAGCATAGTTCTTGAAATATTCTTCATAGGACTTGAACTGATCTTCCGGGAGTGTTTCTATAGTGTAGGGGGAGTCTTTAAGAGCAGAACCAGGAACTATTACATTTTTGGCGGATATTGATAAGGCTGCGAATGTGAATTCTTTCTCAGTGAAGGGCAGTTGAAGATCTACTCTTTCTTCACCAAAGGTATTAATGAAAATAGAGTAGACTGCCTGAACATTGTCCAGGCAGTCTTTGTACCATGATTTAATGGTGTTTACTCTATCCATCGCTTATTATCGCATGGTCAGACTTCTCAGCTCTGCCTCCGAATAGGGGCTGTCCGAAGCCTTCTCTGCAGGAGCTGCTGCGGAGGAACGGAGCTCCTCTACCTCATACTCCTCCAGAACGTCGTTCTCCACCAGAAGATCCAGCAGAGCTTCGAACTTACCCTCCAGAGGGCAAGTCTGAGGGGCTTCTACCTTTACGGCTTTCTCCGACTTGGGAGCTTCCTTAGGAGCCTTCTTCTGGAAACCTGCGAGGAAAGCCTCCAGATCTGCAGTGCCTACCTGAGTGAAGTTTTTCCCGAACTTAGTTTTCATAGCATCCTGAAGATTGGCCTTCTTCACAGCTGCATAGGCTTCTGCACGGGTCATAGCACCCGATTTGATCTTCTTGTTCTCTGTAATAAGAGTGAATACCAAGTTATTGGTAACCTGGCCCTTCCACATCAGATTGCTGGGGAGAACTGATGCATCATCTACCAGCTCAGTACGACTGAGGCCCTCACGGAAGACCTTACCAGAATAGTCGATGCCATTCTGAGTGAGGTCTCTCTTGAGTTCTCCGAGGGTTTCAGCCGACGACTGAATAGTCTTGTGACCATTGCTGGATTCCGAGATGATGGTGATTGTACGTGCTTCCATAGTTTTGTTTGTTTTTTAAGGTTTAGAAAGGACAATCGTCCTCTTTTTTATTTTGTTTGTTTATAAGGTCTTTCATGACCTGTGTGAATTTTTCTCTCCCATGATTATGGTAGAGGTCCGAAGGATCTTTCGATCTGTAGACAGTAGGTATCTCCAACTGTTCAAGTCCGAAGGTTTGAGCAAGTTTCTTTCCAAATTCATGCCCATAGTTCACTTCTGATCTGAAGTCATTGTCATACAGAGCACAAACTCTTTTGAATCTCTGAAGAAGCTCATTTACTACATGGGCTTTGGGAATATAACCCTCTCCCTGCAAACTGACAGCTGGTATACCTGTATTTGCCCATATACATAAGGCATCTTTCCTTGAAGAAGTAATAATGAGTAGATCTCCTTTTTCAGGAAGTTTGGACCATAGGTCCCACACACTTCTATCATGTGTGTTGCGCCACTTGTACTGCTTGCTGAATGGTTGATATATCTTAAAAGTAGGTTTATTGTCTTTGAATTCTACAAAGGCATAAGCATACTTCTCAGCAGGTACAATGATAGTGCCGGAACTCTTGGTAATGAATATATGGGAAATGGGATATATATCTCCGAACTCCAACCATTCTTTCGAGATTCCATATCCTTCCCAATACTCCAAATCCCAAGGTTTCCAATCTCTCACCCTTACTTCAAGAGTAACCTCATTACCGAACGATATAGTTCCTTTCGGGGAAATTGTGTGTATAACTTCTACACTTTGCTCATGGGCTAATATCTGGGGTGCATCTTTTACTAATTTTTCTTCTGCTTGCTTCGTGGAACTATGCCAAATTTTGGCAAGCAGTAATTTAAGATTCCCATGTTCTCCTGTTCCGAAATCCATCCATCTTATATGCCCTGCTCCACTGGATGTTATGTGGAGCGAGGGATTGGAATCCCTTCTGAAAGGAGAGCTTATTTTACAAGGAATGTGATGTACACCGAGATAATAGGCCAGAGCTTTATACTCGAAGTCTACTCCCCAGTATACAGCACATTCACTTGAGCTGCCTTGAGCAAAACTCATAATCAGTTATACCAGTCTCCAGCTGCTTTGGGTGCATCCGACTCCTTAGGAGCAGAGAAACTCGTGGCTCCCACTACATACTCATGCAGGGGCTCCACAGAGAACTCCGTGTTGGGATAAGCACCATTGGCTTTTGCCGTCTGAATCTCCTCATCCAGCTTGCTGTAGTCAGTGACTCGCAGTCTCAGACTCTTCCGGACGAACACATCCTGATACAGTCTGTTGTCATCCGTGGTTCTTACACCGAAGCACAGCTTCACTTGGTTAGTCGGCTGACTGGAGACAATCTCCCGGATCTCCGAGACATCACCACGGAAGTAGTCAGCCACCTTTCCAAGCTGAGCTTCTGCTTCAGCCGGATTCTTGATAGGTTTCCACTCTCCAGTGTTGCGGTCCAGATACCTGGGACTGGAGATAACCAGGAAGTTCTTGAGGAAGTCCGTGAGGTCTGCCTCCCCCCGATAGGTCATTCTCATACCTTCAGGACTGTAGATGATCTTAGAGGTAGTAACCTCTCCCTTCTCGGCCTCCTCCTTGGTGATCCAGAAGGTCTCTCCGAATTTGTTGATCATCTGCACCTTCTCTCCCGAAGTGCTGATCCACGGAGTCTTTACGAGGAAGAAGGATACTTTGCTGATGAGCTCGATGCCCTCAGTTTTCTCAGGATTGGTCTTCACGAGAAAATCCACTCTTACCTGGGGATACTCAACCCCATTGATAGTAGCCTTTCCTACATACTCCGGCTCCTTGTCCATCTGAGTTCCATAGATCTTTTCCAGCTCAGCCTTGCTGGGATTCACAGCCAGAATGTGCACCGGTGCTACACCGATGTACCGACGAATGATAGCTTCCTTGGATTCCTGTCCTTTGGCAAATGCCATGAATAATACTTTATACATTTCTTTGAATTTGGTTTTTTATCTCTTACTCCTGAAAGGGCATCTCTCCCTCTTCTGTGACTTCCTGCGTGGGGTCCATATTCACCCCTTCGTCAGCAGGGATTTCCGGTTGCTCGGAGATCTCCACTCTTCCCTCCTGAGCAATGATGATCTCAGGGTCAATACCCCCGGTGATAGGATCAAGCATCTGCTTGTAAGCATTGATCTGCTCATCCACTTTCTTGAGCTCCGTCAGAATCTGGTCAGCATGCTTTTCCAGAGTACCTCTCTTTCGAATGAGGGGAGAGATGTTTTTCAGGGTTCTTTTAATTGCGGCTATTTCAAACCGCGTAAACTGTTTAATCATGTGTTTGTTTTGTTAAAGGTATTTTATTACATTTCCTTCAGAATCTTGCAGTATGTCTATATCGTACAAACTGCACACTATTCTCAGTGCATAATCCACCATGTCGGCTACTCTCAAGAGCCCCACGAACTGATAGGATAGAAGTGTAGGTTTGCCACAGCTCACACAATAGCCCATAATAGCCTGTTCTTTATTGGATGATGTACTCAGAATAGTAAGAATAGTATCCCTATCCATAATACTCTTCCATAGCCTTGAAAACCAAGGCCAAATCATTAGGAATAGTATCTCCTTCGAACATTCCCTCAGGAGTCTTGGCAGGAATCTCTGCAGTTCCTACCATACACCTGTGAGTATAGAACTGGTAGGTAGTGTTGGTCTTCTCCAAAGAAGGCTTACAGTAAAGACAGATAGGAACTACCTCCAGAGGATTGTAGTGATCTTCTATCATTTTCCCACTCATCTTCACCTTCTTGGCTATCACAGCTCCATCAGAGATTACATCATCATCATGAAGCATGAGTACCACATTCAGGTCCTCTCTTGCATTCTCCGCTGCTTCGATAATCTTCTGGAAATGTGCAGCCATTTCAGTGAATTTACTATAGCCAGTCTCTTTGGCTCTTCTGAAAAGCTCTTTTTCGACGATGAACCTTGCATCATCTATCACCAGAGTGGTGACTTCCTTTCTATCTGAGCTGATGTGCTCAGTGAATCCTACAATCTCATCCCATTTGTCGAGATTAGCCAGATTTTTGTTCTGTGCTGAGTAGAGGGCTCTTGAACCCTTAAAGGGAAGGTCTTTTCTAAGAATATTGACCACTACAGTTTTTGCAGGATCAAGATTCTTGATGCTTCGACTCTTTCCACTTCCGGTAGGTCCTACTACAATCAGTATTTTACCCATTCTTTTTGAATAAATTTATGAAAAATCTCTTGGTTTTGTTTTTGTATACAGTCATGAGAGTGTTGCCTCTCATTCTATTCAAGAAATTATAAACTCCCTGAATAGCCTCTTTGTCATCAGCTCTTGGTAACTCTTCGAAGACACCTACAGCTCCATCGAAATACAATGGACATACCAGACCTCCAGCTCCATTGTCCCTATCATCAATAATCTCCATGAATCGGATATTATTTCTGAATATATCAATGTTATAGCCCTCATAAGAGTGCTCACCGAATTTAAAGGGAGAATAAAGCCCAAAGGCAGTATTGATATCTCTGATAGTAGACTTACAGTCTGCAAGACCACTTGCAGATGGTTTCATCAACTTCAGTTTGATATTGTCTGTGCCCTCCTGAGCCTGAGCCTGATGCTGAATCAGCACAGGAGACATACCAAGCTGATTCCTCAGAGTGACAAAGTACTTCGATAACTTCTCAATACTTCCCATCTTCCCAAGATTGCTTTCTTCGATTATATTCGAAGCATTATCAAAGATGATTATTACAATCTGTTCAGGGTCATCGGGAATATACTGGTCTATTACCTCAATCTCCTCTTCTCTGCCTGTGTCAGGGTCTTTCTTCTTAATAGTGGTGTAAGTGAAATGCCCATGCTCAGCTGCCCAAGCTCTACAGTACTTGTTGACTCCAGTAGGATTGCCTATATCATCAATGAAAGTAACTGTATTGGCGAAAGAGTCGATATACCTCGTATATTCCTCAGATTCCAGTAAATCCAGAACTTCCTGAGGAACAGGTTTATCAGCTCTCGTACTCTTCAAATCTACAGGAGAGATTCGGATAGATTTGTTAGAGAGTCTGTAAAGAAGATGTGAATAGAACTCCATCATCTTATCCTCCTTACTCATCTCTCTTGTGAAATACAACACCTTGACACTCCCCTGCTGGGGATTCTCAAGGAAATAAAAGAAGGGGTCATAAACAAAAACCTTGTCAGCAAACTTGGACTTACCTATCTTTTGATTGGCAGTCACCAAGTAATACCTCGCCCTTTCTATACCAGGAAACCACACTCTGAATCGAGGAAAGGGAAAAGGAAGACAGTTGATAAGTCCCCTTAATATCCTATCCCTCCTATCCTTGAGTATTTGTAGTGCTCGTGTAGCTAAAGACATCAGTTAATATTTAAAGGAGAATAGGTTTCCCCATCTGAGTTAAACAATGGTGCTTGTCCAATCATTTCTCAGGTTTTCTTCCTCACCTGCATTCTCCAGATAGGTGAGTAAATCTGATGTGCTCTCAACATCTCCGGCAGCTCCTCTTTCCTCTTTCCAAATGAAATATTTCAAGGTTCTCATAAGGCGATAATTGCCATTATGTCCCTCTACATATTTCTGAGTAGCTCTGATGATATTTTCATGCGGATATTCTCCATATTTCTTGAAGAACATCTTCAGTCTTTTCTCAATCAGTGCCACTCCTTCAGTCCAAGGCAAGTTGGTTCCATCTTTCTTTCCTTTAGGATAGAGGTCCTTCAAAGCTTGTGCCAATGTCTTTAAATCTCTGTTATCATCAGAGATAGCAGATTGAGAAAGAACATTATTCACAAAATCTCTACCTTCAGTACTTACGACAAATCCATTCACCTTCTGACCATTCAAATCAAAAAGAGGCTGTCCGAAACCCTTCAATCCTAAATCCGTATAGATTTGGTCTGCTGGAGTTCCTTTGTTGGTTGCTGCCCAAAGAATCAGGAACTCTTCCAAAGAGAGCCCTTTGAGCAATGTTGTGTCTACTACAAGTTTCATAGTGGTATCTCAGAGAGGTCTTCCACAGTGTAAACATAATTCATGTCAATACCCTCCAATGCCTTTTCCAAATACTCCTCATCTCTTGTGCCCCGAAAATAAAGGATGATTTGTATAGGATCAGCTGCTCTTAAGGTCCGTCCGAATTTTTGTATGAATGCTCTTTCCTGACCATCGAGCTGAGCTATTATGCCCACCTCTATGTCAGTTAAATTCTGTCCTTCCTGTAACATGTTTACTGCTACAAGAGAGGATATTTCCTTTCTGTTGAATCTCTCTATAGTTTTGAGAGGACTTGCTTTTCCTGAGTGGATTGCATTGTCCCCTCCCAGAAGATCTGCCTGTTCTATACTTCCACAAAAACAGATAAACCTTCTCTCTTTGAGCCTTTCAAGTAACTCCTTCAATACCTCAGTCTTGAAGTCGGAGAGTGCTCTCTTCCTCATGATACCATATTGTAACCATTTATTCTTAATAAATTCCTGTCTTCTGGAAAGGAACTGTCTCTTGAAATATTCTACCTTATTGGTAAGATAGTTGTATTTCTGTACCTGATTACATTTGATTCTCAGTGTAGTAGGAGGCATTGTCTTCTTCTGGCCAAGGTAATAATACAGTCTCTCGAAAGGGATAATAAGTTCTGTTCTCTTCTTGGAATCTCCCCATGATTCTTCTATTGTTTCGGAACGTCCTTCCATACTAAGGGACAGAGGGACTAAGTATATCCTGGGAACGGGTAAAATGCCCCAGGATATAGCATCTTTCAAAGGTATTGTAAACTTGTAAAAGTCGCCCCCGAAAGCTCCTGCAATTTGAAATTCATCATCAAGGGAGAGTGTAGCAGTGAGTACTACCACTCTTTCAGCTTTAAGAGTAGAGAGAATATCTGTCCTCAATCCGGACCTTGCATGATGTCCTTCATCGAGGATAATCATATTCCACTCTGTATCTCTGTAATTCTTAAGAGAGGCATAGCACTCCACAGTCACTCTGGACCAAAGTCCGGAATTCCATTTTTCGAACTCCTGCTTCCAATTCTCCTTATGTGCTATTTCAGCTACTATAAGAAGTATCCTGGCTGGGGAAGCCAAGGTAGCTATATCTATAGCTGCCTTAGACTTACCTACACCAGTTGCCCAATTCAGAATAAGATGCTTATGAGACTTGGCTAACTCTAAGGCTTGCTCTGCAATGGCATCTTTGGTCATCAGATCTCAGATTAATAAAAGGTGCCTTCTCCGTGGAGAAAGGATATCCATTGAACATCTGAAACAGTTCCCTAAGAAGCAAAGAGAGGGTTTCTCCCTCTTTATAGAAGCCAGAGGAGAGAGTAAGAGCTACAACACCAGATGCAGTTACTTTTCTGACACACTCCATTGTAAGCCACCTTGCTCCCTCCTCTGTAAGAGTTACCTTCACTCTATCTGAAAGTTCCATGAGATGCTAAATAGTCTGACAGAGCCTCAGAAGCCCTGCGATGAAACCTCGGTGGTGAAGAGATAATGGGAATCCTCAGCTGCTCATACTCTCTGCTCTGAACTTTCCTGTTTCTTCCCAGCTTGTATTCACTGTGAAGAAGGAAGCAGACCTTGGAGGTAGCAAGAATGGACTCCCCATCCTTTACAGATATGTGTCTATACCACCTATGGTAAACTCTTCTGATAGTTGGATGATGTGTGGCAGCCACTCCTCTCAAAGTAGCCAAGCTTCCATCTCCAGTGAGTCTGGCAGCTGCTCTGCAACAAGCGAACAGAACATTTTCAGGAGTTCTGCGGACCTCTTGAAGAATTATGTTATCCTCCTGCCGGGTCCATGTACAAGGTCTGCTCATCAGTCCAGAATTTGATAAGTGAAACTCTTCCCTCCATAGTGTTCGACGAGTCTTGTGAGAGAGATCTTAAGCCGCTGCTCAGGACTCAACTTGGAAAAGTCCTTTTTCTTCAGATGAAGTTTAGTGAGCATCCACATCTCGTAAGATTCAGGGGAGGACATAAATTCATATGCCTCTTTCCCTAAACATACAGACTTTATTGCGAGCTTGGGCACCAGATTATGATGCCTTGATCTTCCTCTCCTCACCACCCTCTCAGCGATTTCCTTAGGAAGTTTTTTGGACCCCCCTTTTACATCTCCAAGAGTGAGGGCCCATTCAATCTTGGTAATTTTACTCTCACGTATGAGAGTGCCTCCCTGTAATTCAATACGCAGAAGGACTTTAGCTTCAGTATACATTGAGTATTAGTCGGGGCACTATTGTGTTACTTTTCTTCTCCCTCCCCCCTCAATTCGGGTTTGAGATAGTCAACCATACCCTTCAGGGTAGCTTGAACTACGAATTGCTCTGAGGCCTGAAGCATTGCCTTCTTCTGTGCCACAGTCATGCTGGCAAGGGTGCCCAGGACTATTTCCATCTTGGTCTTGTTGGGAAGATCGTAGATTGTAGTAATTACTTCCCGGGCTTCCTTGCTCATACAGGTCTTTCCTTCTTCTCCTATGATTTCTTGCAGAGGAGGAACATACTTCAGGAATCCATCGCAGAGAGCCTCTGCATTGATGTCAGTTTCTTTCTTATTTTCCATATTTTTTGATGTAGTTGATTATTAAAGGGTTTTCTATTTCCGGGTAAAATTCTGCAAGTATACTGAATGCTTCCCACTTAGCACGTGCACTACCATCTATCAATCGATTGATCAAAAAGCGACGTTTAGATGGAAAAATGCCAGGAACATCCTTTAACTCTGTCAGGTATTTTTGAACTTTGGTTTGTACGTTAAATTTGGTTCTGTAGAGTCTACTTACATTAGAAATAAGAACCTCTTCCCACTTGATCGCTGAAAGTCCATACTTACCAATCTCATCCTCACACTGCTCTGAAGGATGGTTCGAGCAGTATGGGGAATTAGGTGCCGTACGTCTTAATGCGTGGAAGGAGAAGTTCTCCATACTCCATCCATATTTTAATACTCTGCCCTTAAATGCCTCCCAGCTACCCTGTGTTCTGCAAAATTCCTTATATACACTGTGTATAAGCAGAAAGTCCTTAAAGGTCTTCAGCTCTGAGTTTTCCTTCATCAGAGACTTTCTATTAGTCCTGCGGCCCATTGCTGAAGTCAGGATGTCCATGTAGAAGCCATCTACATGCTGCAGTTACCACAAGATGAGACACGGCTATAGCAGTGAGCAGTCCGATGATTATCCAGTGCCAGGAAGGCGCCTCAGCCCAGGAGGTTATATAGAGGATATACAGAAAGATAGAAATCCAAGTGGTACTGCAATATATACAATACCCCAAAGGATATGCAATCCATCCGAGAATAGCCCATGCTTTAAGGTTGTATCCCTCTTCCTCTGCCTCTTTGGGCCAATCTTCGCAGAACTGCGCATTGTCTACCCATCGAGACAGAATGAGGTAAATAGGGAAGAATATCATATTCTCCTCCTTGAGGTTGTTTCGATAGAATAGTCCCAGGAGGCCTGAGATAAGACCTATGAACAAGAATTCTCCGATCATTGTTTATTTGTCTTTTTTTTTGTTTGATACTAAGTTATTTTTTATACCTTCCACAAATGCCGTTATCTGATCAGTATAAGTAGAAAGTAAATGATGCTTGAAAGAGAGAATAGGACTATAAGGAAATCAGTTATCCTATCCAATAAGATTTCCTTATCCCTCATAGTCCATTCTTTTTTGGGCCACTTCATACTACCTACTGACTCTTGCCACAGCGAACAGAGCTGATGTAATAGATTCGAAACCCAGAGGATTCTCGTACCTCTCAGGAAGTATTTCTGTTTTCTCCTGCCTGTGGAGGAGTAAACAAGTCTGAAAGATTTTAGTCTTCGTAGAGCCTGTAAGCTTGGTTACAGTAATTCTTTTTCTTTTCATCGTTTTTAGATTTTAAGATTGTACTTCCACCAAGATTCGAACTTGGATCTTCAGTTTAGGAAACTGACATTCTATCCCTTGAACTATAGAAGCATTTCCTAAGAGATTTTAGAGAGATAGAGCATGTGTTTAAGGAAGGCTATTCTAAGGGCTATTCCCCTCTTACTGATAGGAAGCCAAACACTTCCTCTATAAAGTGCCTCAACCACTAAAGAATCATCAGTATAATGGGGGTCTTTTTTCTCTACAAACTGAATAAACTTTTCCCTTCCCCATTCAGGAAGAAGAGTATCATCGAGCTTATCAGGGTAGAACCCAAAGACCTCATCCCAAGCTTCCCTTAAAGTAGGACACATGTATGTGGCCCTTCTATACGCAGGACCAGTTGTGAACTTTTCTATAGCTGCACTATAAATTTTTCCTCTTATCCACTTAGGGAGGGGCATTGTGAGATAGCTACACCACTTAAGAATGATCAGATAAAGTATTCGTTTCATTTGTATACCCACCTTTTGAAAATAGTATCCTGTTGACTTATAATTACCTCTTTCTGATAGTTTCCAGCCTCATAATCCCGAATTATCGGATTTGCCACATAGTTAGAGCGAGAGTATAAAGCTATGCCCAATATCATCAGGAACAGAGTGATAAGAAAGAGGAAAATGAAAAGAATCCTGTCACCCCAGTCCTTAAACGAGGATACTACAAATACAATGTAGATTATCAGGGGGAAAAGAACAAGAAAGATTAAGTATCCCATGACTATATTATTTTATTTGGTACCCAGTTTCAGCTAACACCTTCTTGAAGAGCTTTTCAGATCGACGCTTGTCAAATTCACCGAATAAACAGCTTCCATCTTCTTCGTGAATAGAGGCTGTATTATTGTCCAGCCATAAAATCACTCTGCGACCCCTGCAATAAAATGTTATTGAGGGGCTGTAACTACTCTCTGAATCATACACACATTCCTCTGCATGCGTATATACCTCCTTCCACACTTTCCATGACTGATGCTCAAAGAAATAGCAGTACCAGGAGTGTACAGAACAAATGGCGAGTAGTACTAAAATAGTCAATATTGCTATACCCAAAATAGCAGAGAATGCTGCAAAAATCATCGTGATTATAGTTTCCATATTATATTTTATTTAGTGCATCTGTTAAGGCAATCTCCAAAGTTTCTTCATAGGAAGATCGTTGATTATCCTTTCTCTGACAGCTCAGTGCTGTCCCTCTACTTGTATAGTAGAGTTGGTAGTAGTATCCAGGATAAGGGTCTTCCTCCTTATCCACATAGGGGACATCAATGCAGATGTGAATTCCTTTCTCCTCTCTTAGCCACTCTTGAAGCTCTTCCTGATAAGGAGCTGGACAACAATATTCAGGAATAATACCCAAAACATAGTTGTCTATATATATAATATTTCCATGAATATCATAAGCAGAATCACAGTCTTCATCATATCCTTTCTCAGCAGCTAATTTAGCTGTTTCAAAACTAATTCTTCTCACGATAGATCCATCTATAAGTTGTGTCGGAGCCTTTTATAGTATATACTTTCTCAAGCTTCCCTTCCTCATAGGCTCTCATGTGCATATCACATATCGGATTGCTTTTAATAAGACCTACAAGGGCTATAAGTATACTAACATATACTATAGATACAAAAATTTTTTCAAGAAAATTTTCCTGCTCATCTACAGTTCTAATCCAGGCAACTGTTAGAACTATACATATCCAAAATAAATATCCCATTTTATTTTGTTTTAAGAATACAATATAAACCTTTTAACTATAGACCCTAAAATAAAAACTACATTAGAAGTAGGAGTATTCCTGCGATAATAGCTATCACTAAAAATCCTATTCCTAACACTTGATATTCTTTAATTTCTTCCATATATAATATAAAAATTCTATTCTCTTTACTAAGTCATTGAATAGGTTCGCACTCCAGCTTATTAGATTCAGGCAAGATTTACTTAGTATAACTTAAGCCTCTGAAGCAAACGGTGACTATAGGAGCGATCAAACTCCTATAGTCTGCACTACACGAGAAAGTGTAGGGATGTAAAAATCTCCTCTCTTACCAAGTCATTGAGGAGATGAACTGGCTCTCGATTTGGGCAAGTATTCCTCTACGCAGGGCTTCAAGAACCCCGATTCTCTTTTTATTAAAGTGAGAGATACAGAACTCATTACTGAAATTACACCGAGGAATTTCACTTGGTCTTTTACTTAAGCCTGAAAGCCTACAAAATTAGAGTGTGCTGGTAATGGGCTATTATTCAGATCTTTTGTCTGTGCCATACTTTATATGCAACTATACACCAGTCTAACCTTCCTCTCTAATTAGTACATCCCTTTTATCCTCTTCCTGGTTTATACCAGTATTTCTTTTTGTTGTTGAATCGAATCTTCATATCTTATAGTTACTCTGCTAAGATTTATTCTTTTTTAATTCGTAGGCATTTAACAGGAATGCCAAACTTCTCAGCAATCTCATCCATAGTGACCACTTTCTCCCGTGCTTTTGTCCATAGTAGCTTACCTGAATCTATCACTCCTGCTGTAAGAAGATCATGAATTTCGTTGATAGATGTCTCAGGTATGACAGAAGTCCATCCTCCTGTTGTGATGTTAGCGAATGCTATAGGACAGTCAGACCTCTTTGAAGGAAATGCAACATACTTTGCATTCTCAGTGATTATAACCATTCCTGGTTTAATTTCTATTCCTTTCAGTTTCATAATTGTTATATTTTTGTAAAAATTACCCACTCCAGCATTTTCCAACTGGTATATCTCAAGACCTGAAATCTATAATAGAAGTAACTCTCTCTCTGATATAATCTACAATACTTAACATCTGTGGAATCAGACTTTACTCCTGTTCCAGTACTAAATAGCTTCTTCCTTAGTTGATTTGTACACAATCAGAGCTAAAGTCATCTACGTTCGTGTAGTAAGCAAGTAGTAAGTATCTTCGAAAGTGGGTAATTATAGAAGGGTATGGTTATTACCAGGATTGTGTCAAAGTTATCTCTCCATTGAAAGGAACTACAGATGTGATGTCAAATTCTACAGTAGATCCTACATTCTTAGGTGCAACAGATGAGTAAACTATTGTACCTCTGATACGGTTAATAACTCTACATATAGAGTAGCAAAAGAATATTTCTTCGGGCGAATTAGGGTGGAAAAATAGAGATCCTCTTTCAATAGCAGGAACCTTTTCTCTTTCCTGAATAATAGTGGAAGTTGCTTTTATCGATATTGGTTTTTAATAAAAAGGGTAGAGGAAATATCGACCTTTCCTCTACCCCATACACTGATTCACTAATGGGAGCCTTCAGCTCAACCAGATAAGCAGCTCCTCCTCTGTTGATGGTTTTTTCTGGTTGATTGAGTGTGAATCAGATTTCTATGGCCTCTATCTCCTTAATGAGAGCATCGAAACCTTTGCAGTTCGAAGTGATGACATCGAAAATATTCGAAGACCATCCTGCGATGTTGAGGATTCTCTGGCTTCTGTGGAACACAGAGTTCCCTCCAGCCTGTCTGAGGTTGACTACCACAGTGTTGCAGAGAGGGTTGACCTTCTTGAACTCCTTGAAAAGGTTTACGAAGGTAACTCCCCTCTCTCCCAAGCCTGTTCCATACCAGGGAGAAGTCCCATTCTCACCGAGTTGACAATCCGAGAATACAATCAGATTGTCTATTTTGGTGTGATTGGCAATAGCCTCCCTGAGGAAGTCATACATTCCCTGCTCAGTGCCTGTTCCGCACTTTGCTCCAGTGTCGAAGGACATCTTGTTGAACTCCAGAAGACCCATATCTCTCTTAATAGGTACCGGAATGAGACGATCCCCAAACAATCCGATGAATACATTGTCCTGTCTGAAGGCCATCATGGTTCCGAAGAGATTCCCTATCATGGCAGATGTGGTTTTCGAAAATGCAGATACCTTGGATGAGCCTCCTGCATCCCCTCTTACAGAGCCTGAATGGTCTATAAGAATAGCACAGTTCCCCTCCAACTTGGGAATATTCATCACTGAATATTCCAGAGCCTTATCCAGAGCTTCCAAAACTTTTCTTTTCTTAGTTTTGAACTCTGCAGAATTCTTGTAATTCCGGCCTTGTACATCCTTCTCGAAGGAGATGACTCCTTCACTTTCAGTCATGCTTTTACTGAAACTCATATTCTCCACCTCAGCATAAGCCGATGCGAATCTAAAAGGAAGCTGTTTGGATTTCAGCACTTTTTCCTTGATGGTAAGCTGTCTGCATACCTCTTCCACACTATCCGGAGCATACAGAAGAATGTTTCTCAGGTTCCTCAGAAGTGCCATATAAGGAGCACCTTTGGGATTCTTCAAGACCTCTCTGATTGCATCAGCTTTGAGGTCATCTTTCTCTCCTTCATTCTGAGCCATCTGTCCTGCCTTGGACATGGTTTTCTCAAATGTAGTAGAGGAGTAGAGATCTGCAAGAGATTCTCCTGCCATAAGTCTCCTGTAGGCTTCTGCATTCTTTTGGGTGGGGGTAGGATGAAAGAGATTCACCAGATCTATCATAGTAATCTCCTTTCTCTGCATCTTGTACTTGTCTATCTGATACGGGTCCAGTCTTTCCAAGGCCTCCTTAAAGCCCTTTTTGATGGAATTGGCTACCTTTCTCAGTTTAGGCAGTTTATTGAGATGCTGATATGCACCGAGAATCTCAGTCATATCATCAGGTCTCACTACGATCTTATTGAAGAACCTCTTGGTCCATTCCTCTCCTCTTGCTTTGTCAGCTACAATAGCTGCCAGCAGATGAGTCACAGAGCGAAGATTACCTTCCTTTCTTGCATACAATGCAAGTTTAGCCACGAAAAGAGGATCTGATTTGGCTGCCAGAGTCCTGATTTTCTGTGTTTCTTCCTTCTCACTCTCATAGTAAGCACCCTGCAGGAATGTGGTCATGACAGTGGAGACCAAGATCTCCTTGTCCTCAAGCTGAAAAGCTTTTTCACCCATTGCATTCACTACCGTAGGCTGTACCGGAGTTTTTGTTTTATTGTACTTACTCATATCTGTGTATTTTACAGTGTTCGTCTCAACATTTCCGTGTAAAACAAAAAAAAAGACAGCGGAGGTTAGGCATAGCCTAACCAACCACTGTCTCTCCTAACAATGAACAACTACAAGCCAGTCAAGCTCTGTTCCTGCCAAGAGATTCGAACTCTTTATCCAGCATATATATGCTGAGGTATACCATATTACCGTCTGTGCAGGAAGATCAGCAATAATTAATTGCCGGGATAATATCCCACTGAGTCATCACTCTCAGTACCCTGTTTCGGATTGTTGATGAGGCAATTCCTATCAGGTTCTCTTTTAGGAAGCTCAAGGGGAATCAATACGTGTGATTTATCTTAGCACGATGAAACACGTATTTCACCATTGAGCCAGGGAAATAGAACAAATGTTCTATTAAGGATCATAGGGAGTTTTTAGGCTCCCTATGAAAGAACATAGAGGTAATTACAGACAAAGTCTCATAGATGTTAAGGATCTTAATATTCGATGTATTTGTCTGATCACTACTATGTTATAAAGTGTGTGAAAGAAAGGCAGATAGAGATTTCAGTGTAGTCTGCATGATTTGAACATGCTACCCTATAATTAGAAGTTATATGCTCTACCTAATGAGCTAAGATTACGAAGTAACTCTATCTTTCACTATTCACACAGTCTGGCGGAATTATTTCAGAGACTCCAAAGCTTTCACAAAGGAGTCCGGCTCCTCGTCTCCTTTTCCCGGCTCTTTGTACTCCGGGTCAGGAGTGACCCCGAACTTCTCCAGAATCTCTTCTCTGGAGAGGTTTTTGCAGAGATCTTCGATGTCCTTCAGCTCGGAGCCAGGGATGAATCTGGTGACCCCCTCCGCATTCAGTTCCTCGATACTGATCGGGAGATTCGGAAATCCCTCAAAGGGCGCGAGGATGAGAGGCTGTTGGAAGTCTTTGATGTATCCAAGGGGTACTAACCCCTCTTCACTGATGGAGTAGCAGACCTGCGCGGCGGGTGATCCTTCCTTGATAGGCGGAACTTTATCCAGATTCTCCGTAGTGAGTTCAAGGGATTTCTTTTCCCAGGTTTCCTTGAATACCTGATACTGCTCCTTGGCAGTAACTTTTTCTTTGAAAGTCATTGTAGAATTGTGTTATAGGGGGAGATTTTACCCCCCCCCTGGTTTGTATTAAAGAATCAGAGCATCTCTTTCACTGCATGTCAAACTTCTGAGAGCATTCCAGGCATCTTCTTTTGTCTTGAAGTAGATTATGCCAGGATATGTCACTTTACAGTGACAAAGTACTTCCCATTTGTTATATTCTGAGTTGTAATTACAGAAGTATCCGTTAGATCCTTGCTCCCTTTTCTAACCATTATTGTAATAGTTGGCAATACCCTGGAGTTTTTCCATAACTTCCCGGTTTCTCTTCTGCCAAGGAGTCAGAGGAGAGGAGATTGCTGTCAGCTGTTTTTGAGAGTAGAAGCGCATGATAGTTTTTAATTTGTAGTTGAACATTGTTGTTGTGTGATCCAGACAGGATTCGAACCTGTGACCCACAGCTTAGAAGGCTGTTGC